CGCTGGCACCGCTGTGATGCGTGCGACCACCGATCAAGGTGTGGAGCTTGTCATGCAGAAGTTCTATGACATCGACTCCATGACGATCAAGTATCGTCTGGACACCCTCTTCGGGGTTTGCTGCAAGCAGCCTGAGATGGCTGGTATCCTCCTCTTCGATCAGTAAGAGGACTGAGGGGGCGGTGGCTTCGGCTGCCGCTCCCTTCTCTAAGGAGGGCTTATGCCTCTGAAGAAGGGTTACTCCAAGAAGACGATCAGCAAGAACATCAAGACCGAGATGAAGGCTGGTCGGCCTCAGAAGCAGGCGGTTGCGATTGCCCTCAATGTTGCTCGTAAGGCGAAGAAGAGGAAGAAGTGATGGCAAAGGGTCTCTACGCCAACATCCAAGCAAAGCGTAAGCGAATCAAGGCCGGTTCTGGCGAGAAGATGCGAAAGCCTGGCACGAAGGGCGCCCCCACGGCCAAGGCGTTTAAGCAGGCCGCTAAGACGGCGAAGAAGAAGAAATGATCTCCTTCCCCAATCAAGTGTTTCGTGAGGGTGGACCTCACTGGCACCCTGTGGCGCGTACCCGGTACAGCATCAAGGGTGTGTATAACGAAGAGGAGCTCCAGGCCGCACTTGCAGACGGCTGGCGCCTCTCCATGCTTGAAGCTGTGATCGATGAAGATCCAGTGGTAGAATCCGAAGAGCCCCTAGACGATTCTCCTCCCACGAAAGAGGAGATGCTCCAGAAGGCGGAGGAGCTAGGGCTAAAGATCGACAAGCGCTGGTCTGAGAAGACCCTGCTTGCCAAGATCGAGGAGGCTCTCTAGTGAGCTACACGAAGCGCCAGTTCATCACCGCAGCATTCGAGGAGATCGGACTGGCCTCGTATGTCTTCGACCTTCAGCCAGAGGATCTCCAGACGGCCCTCCGCCGCCTCGACGCCATGATGGCAGAGTGGAACGGCAAGGGTCTGCGCTTGGCATACCCAATCCCCTTGAGCCCGGAGGACGCCGATCTTGATACGGAGACGACGGTCCCTGATTGGGCTAATGAGGCGGTTATCACGAACCTTGCTGTGCGCCTTGCGTCGGGCTATGGAAAGACTGTTCCGCCCGATACTAAGATGATCGCACGCCAGGGCTACAACACGATCATGAGCCGTGCAGCTATGCCTCCCGAGATGCAGATGCCGCACTCCATGCCGCGTGGTGCAGGGCGCAAGCCTTGGCGCTACGACGACCCTTTCATGCCCATCCCGGATGCTCCTGTGGAGACTGGTGGAGAGGGCGAGCTGGATCTTTACTGAGGGCCTAACGATGCCGACTATCAATCAACTGCCGACGGTCACGTCCCTCTCAGGCGGTGACCTCTTTGCGGTCTACAATACTGGGAACGGTGACGCCCGGAAGGTGTCTGCGACGACCCTATCCAGCTTCATTTCCTCCCAGGGCGACTCGACGACCTACACGCAGTATGAGAGCCCATCTAGCGGCTTTGTGATGCAAATCCAGGGCACGGGCCTCCAAACGTGGCTCATCGTCACGCCCTCCTCCACGCTTGCAAGCGGCACCTTCGTCTTGCCTGCGTCGGGTGGGGTTAAGGACGGGATGGAGATCATAGTGAACACGACGCGGCAGATCAGCAGCGTGGCGTTTACCCTGAACGGGGCGACGGCTATCTACGGCAACCCGGCTGTGCTGGCTGCGGAAGACACTTTCACCCTCAAATACAGTGTAGGCCTGAACTCCTGGTTCCGGGTCGCGTAAGGAGCAGATGATGGAACTGACGACTTTCAAGCCTGGCTACGGCACCGGATCGACCAACGCGGTAACGGCCACCTCTTCGAGCATCTCAATCCCTGAGAACGCACGCTCTCTCTGCCTGTCCAATCTGGGCGATGACACGGTGTGGGTTCGGGTGACTGACGGCGCCTCTACGGCTACCACGGCGGACTACCCTGTCCTTTCTGGGCAGCAGGTCACGATTGCCAAGGGACGCCCCCAGGGGACGCTCTCGATGGTCTGTGACACCGGCCTGTCCTCAAGCCTCCATGTGATCGCAGGGGAAGGCTTCTAAGATGCTTGTCCGGGACCGACAGCGTATGAGGGCGCGTAGCTTCGGCGGGGGCGGCGGTCCTGCCGCGCTCTCTGTTGAGTACGTTGTTGTAGCAGGTGGTGCTGGTAGTATGTATACCGGAAGTTCTTTTTTTAATTTTGTTACTGGTGGTGGCGGTGCTGGAGGGTATCGCTCCTCTGTAACTGGAGAATCCTCTGGTGGTGGCGCCGCAGCCGAGACTCCTTTCGTCCCTCTCCTTGGATATGCTTACCCGCTTGCTGTAGGAGCAGGAGGCAGCACAAGTGCAAGCGATTCATCTTTAGGAATTATAATTTCAAAACGTGGTGGCGCCGGGGGCCAGGCTGGCGGTGGCCTTGGCGGTTCTGGTGGCGGAGGCTCAGCTCGTGTTAATCTTGGCGGAGATGCTGTTACTTTAGGGGGTTCTGGAACAGCAGAACAAGGCTTTGATGGAGGCGATGGTGGCGCTGCTAGCAACCTTCAAGTAAGTGGTGGTGGAGGCGGCGCATCAGAAGCAGGCGAAGATGGAGTAGCTGGAGTAAAAGGTGGTGACGGTGGTGACGGATTAACCACTAACATCACAGGCACTCCTATCGCTTTAGCTGGTGGTGGTGGTGGTTCAGACCTACGATACACTGGTGTAGGTGTCGCTGTTAAAGGGCTGGGTGGCCTTGGTGGCGGAGCAGACGGTTCTGAATTTACAGGGACTTCTGATCCTATTACAAGAACAGGCGCAAACGGAACAGCTAACACAGGTGGGGGAGGTGGCGGAAACCTTTCAAGAAACGCCCAATCTGGATCTAGTGTAGGTGGTTCTGGTCGTATTTTGTTTAAGGTAGAAAGCAAATACGATCCTGATATTACAATCACCCCTGGGGTTGTTTACACGACTACCACAGTTGGTGATTACACGGTTTATGACGTCACTGCCGGGGGAAGCACCGACAGAATTACCTTTGGCACCCAGACTGACTTTGCATGGTCATTAGCTAACCCGTCCTATAGCGGGGACCGTTTGGACCTTACTGGTCAAACAACTACTACGATAGGGTTAGTTTTTAACTCAGACGGAACTAAGCTGTGGGTCACGGGGTATGGTGACGAAACTATTTACGAATACACAATGTCTACTCCCTATGATGTAGCTAATGCTACTTATACAGGGACCAATAAGGTTTTAAGTGCAGGAAGTTTTTTGCGTAGTTTTCGTTGGAAAACCGACGGGACAAAGCTATACGCTGTTTATAACACCACCGCTGGAACAATATACGAATACACAGCAAGTGTCCCTTTTGACATTACGTCTTTAACGTCCTCAACATCCCATTCGTTTTTAAATCTTATTATATACGATTTTGATATTTCTTCAGACGGCACAAAGGTAATTACGATAGACAACGGGGATCGTTTTAGAGAGTTCACGCTGAGCACTCCGTGGCAGTTAAATACAGAAGGGCAAAACTTTAGCTATCTTGCTTCGTCAATAGATTCAAATATGGCCGGGGTCAAATGGAAGCCTGATGGGACTAGGTTATACTCTACAGGAACTTCTGGAGACAAAGTTTATGAGTTCCTTTGCCCTACGCCATACAGCGTTTCTGGAATGTTTTTAGCAAATGAATACTATGTAGGAACACAAGCAGGTCTTCCTTATGGTTTAGCGTTTAAACCAGACGGTACTGAAATGTTTGTGTCTAATTATAGTGGTTTTGTTTACAAATACGACCTTATCCCGTAGGTGGACTATGGCCCATTACGCACAACTTGATGCAGATAACGTAGTCATTGCTGTCTTTGTGGGACGCAATGAAGACGAAGTTGTTGGCGGTATCTCCGACTGGGAAGAGTACTATAAGGCAAAGCGTTGCTCCTATAACACGCACGCTGGAGAGCACGCTCTTGGCGGCATTCCGTTCCGTAAGAATTACCCTGAAATTGGTTTTACTTACGACCCTGACCGTGACGCATTCATTCCCCCCAAGCCGTTTCCCTCATGGGTTCTGAATGAGGATACCTGCCTCTGGGATGCGCCTGTGCCCTATCCCGATGACGGAAAGGTGTACGCCTGGAACGAAGAGGATGTGGCTTGGGAAGAGGTCATTGATGGCTAAAGACCCCCGCATGGCGAAGCTGGGCGTATCGGGCTATAACAAGCCCAAGAAGACGCCTAGCCATCCCTCAAAGAGCCATGTGGTTCTGGCGAAGGAAGGGGATAAGGTCAAGACCATCCGCTTCGGGCAGCAGGGCGTGAGTGGATCTCCCAAGAAAGAAGGTGAGTCCAAGGCTTCGGCAGCGCGGCGTAAATCGTTCAAGGCGCGCCATGCAAAGAACATCTCCAAGGGTAAAATGTCCGCAGCGTACTGGGCAGACAAGGTGAAATGGTGAGATGCAGATCCCAATCGTGCAGGGCGTGTTCTCAGACAATGGCCCGGACCTCCGCAGAGCCTATCCGGTAAACCTTGTCCCGACGATTCTCCCCAACGGGGTGAGCAACGGCTATCTGCGCCCGGCTGATGGGATTGTTAACTTCGTCACCACGTCGCTCTCTGGCTTTGACCGTGGCGGTATTAACTGGAACGGCACCCTCTACCGGGTGATCGGCTCCAACCTCTACGAGATTGACGACTCCGGCGTTGCTACGAACCTGGGCAATGTTGACAGCGGTGGTCAGGTCACTTTTGACTACAGCTTTGACCGCCTCGCCATCGCATCAAACGAAAAGCTCTGGTATTACGATGGGACTACGCTCTCCCAGGTGACGGACCCTGACCTCGGCCCCGTTGTGGATTTCTGCTGGGTCGATGGTTACTTCTTCACGACGGACGGTGAGTTCCTTGTGGTGACGGAGCTGTCTGACCCGACCCAAGTGAATCCTCTGAAGTACGCCTCGAGCGAGGCTGACCCGGACCCTGTTCTGGCGATTGTGAAACTTCGGAATGAGGTTCACGTTCTTAACCGGAACACGATTGAGGTCTTCGACAACATCGGCGGGGACTTCTTCCCATTTCAGCGTGTTGAAGGCGCCCAGGTTCAAAAGGGTTCTGTCGGGACGCACTCCTGCTGTGTGTTCATGGATCGCATCGCGTTTTTAGGCGGTGGTCGAAACGAAGCCCCAGCTATCTATGTGGCGGCATCTGGTCAGACTCAGAAGCTCTCCTCGAATGAAGTGGATCAACTGATTGGACAGTACACGGAGGCTGAGCTATCCCGCGTTGTCCTAGAGGCACGGAAAGATAAGGACCATGAGTTCCTCTATGTCCACCTGCCAGACCGTACCCTTGTCTTTGATGGTTTAGCGACTCAGCAGGCAGGGCAACCCGTCTGGTTCACGCTCACTAGCTCGATCTCGGGGTTTGCCCGATACCGCGCCCGGAACTTCGTTTACGTTTATGACAAGTGGATATGCGGCGATACGGATGCGCCCGGCGTGGGTTATCTGGACGAAGACATTGGCACCCATTGGGGTGAAACGGTTCGCTGGGAATGTTCGACGCCTATCGTCTATAACGAGTCTAATGGCGGCATCTTCCATGAGCTTGAGCTGGTCTCTCTAACCGGAAGAACGGTCTTCGGCCTGGACCCTCAGATTTGGACCGATTACAGCACGGACGGGCTTTCCTGGAGCCAGCCGCGTTACATTTCTGCCGGGAAGAGCGGTGAGAGCCGCAAGCGTCTTGTCTGGAGGCGGCAGGGTTTTATGCGCAACTTCCGCGTGCAGCGCTTCCAGGGCACCTCAGACGCCCGCATCTCTATTGCGCGGCTTGAGGCACAGATCGAGCCCCTAGGCTAATGGCGCTCCCTCCTCCCTTACGGATCAAACGGAATCAGCT